CGCCCCACCAAGCGTTTTTTTGACAGCCTGAAATACACGAGTTCTTCTCGCCACCAATGGCGCACCAAGCTCCTGCTTTTCCGGAAAATAGCAATAAAAAATACCCCGCAACTTCTTGCGAGGTATCTTTTTTGGTGCCCCTAACGTGTCCAAATACGAACCCGGCGGGGCTTCCGAAGGCGTGGCGGCCTGGGCGGCTTCATAAGGAACAACGGCAGCCCCGGCACTGTCCACATTAAAAATAATCTTCAAATAATCGTCATACACAAAGACGGAATGAACCAGCGCCCCGAACACCTGGCGGCGGAAGTCTGGATCCGTCCTATCACCCCGGCGGAACCCGTCAAGCCAGCAGGCCACGGCTTCGGCCTTGACGACAAGCGCGGCCTGCACCTTCGCGCGGTCTATCTGCTGGCGCAGGGCCGTGCGGTCCGCTTCGGCTTCTTCCAGTAATTCCTTCGTGGTTTCCGTTATAATTCCCTGTGCAATGGCATTGCCTATATTTTTTAGTCGGCGCTGCACTTCTTCCAGCTGGGCGTTTAAGCTGGCGAGAAGTGCGGCGCTGTCGCTGCTTTCGGCGCACCGTCTTTCCACTTCGGCGGAAATATAGGCTATATTTTCATCGGTGAGAATATCAAGCGCAGACTGCAGCACGGCTTCCTCTATCAAATCAAGGCGCACGTTCTTCTTTTTGCAGGTTTTCGCACGGCGGTTGTTGCAAATGTAGTAATAATGCCGCGCCCCTGTATGGCTGGTGCCTGCTGTGCCCGTCATGGGCGCACCGCACAGGCCACAGAACAGCTTCCCGCTTAACAGGTACGGCACTTCGGCCTTGTATGCGCCGGGCCGGTGCCTGTTCGCGGAAAGCCGCCGCTGTACGGTAAAAAATAATTCATCTTCAATAATACGCGGGCAGCCGCCTTCTATCCGCACTTCCCCGCCGTAGCTGTACACGCCTATATATTTTTCGTTGCGCAAAATGGAATTGAAGCTGCTGCGGGTGTAAAGCGTGCCATTTGTTGTGCGGTGGCCTTCTTCGTTCAGCTGGGCGGCAAGCTGGCCCATGGCCTTGCCGCTGGCGTACCATTCAAAAATACGGCGCACCAATTCGGCCCCCACGGGGTCTATTTGCCAGCGCTTGTTCGGGCCTGCCCGATAGCCAAGCGGCGCACGCCCGACGATCTGGCAATGCTGGGCGGCCTTATTCATGCCCCGGCTGACATCTTCGGACAGCTTCGCGCTGAAATATTCGGCAACGGTTTCAATCATGCCCTGCGTAATTATGCCGGCACTGCCTTCCGGTATGTATTCGGTAACGCTGATTAAATGCACCCCGGCGGCTTCCAGCTGCTTGCGATACAGGGCGCTTTCGGCACGGTTGCGGAAGAAGCGGTCATACCGCCACACAAGAACGCAATCAACCACGCCCGTGGCCGCGTCACGCATAAGCCGCCGGAAGTCGGCGCGGTTTTCCGTTTTGCCGCTGCGCGCCCGGTCTGCATACTGGCCGATTACGGTTATATTGTGCTTGTCGGCGTATTCCTGGCAAATATCCCGCTGGCCTTCGATGCTTAATTCCTGCTGTTTGTGGCTCGAAAACCGGCAGTAAATAAAAGCCCGCATACCGTCCCCCAGTTAATTTCATAGATGAATTGATAACCACGCAACACATGGTTATTTGTTTGTAATATCTTCAATACAGTTTTTGAACACAGCGCCAGTTGCGAAGCAGTCAGAGAGACTTCTGTGCGCATCGTCACGAAAAATGCCGCATAATTCTGAAACGTCCTCTAATGTAAAGCTGTCCAAATCATTTTTATACGCCTTGCGCGCCAATTCGAGAACATCGAAATACTTTCGCTTCTGAGAAAACAAATTAACGCCGCAAGCAAATAAAAATTTCAAATCAAAAGGAAGATTATACCCGACCACGGCAGATGAACCGACAAATTCAAGAAAGGAATCGGCTACCTGCTCGAGACGTGGGGCATATGCCACCATGGTATTGTTTATGTGGTTTATTTTACTTGCTTCTGGCGGAATAGGCTTTCCGGGATTTACAAGGGTAGACCATGCAGAAACGGGACGGAAATCTTCGTAGCGAATGGCGGACAATTCAAGAATACGACCACCATGCACATTTAAGCCATTTGTTTCTGTATCAATCACAACGAAGCTGGGAAGTTTGTCAACGTTGAAACTTTTGGTAATTGTTGAATACTTCACATCCGGCATATCGGAAAGCACACCCCTACGAAGCGGCGGTGCAGATTCTGCAACGAGTGCAGGAACAAGAGGAACTGCGTGCAGGCTGGCGGCAAACTCTTTGCTTTTTCTGGAAAGCGCATCGTTCCTTTTCATTTTGCGTTCTACTTCTGTGGACAAATCTTTCAAATAGTTGCTGCCGTTCCACAACGCACCAAGAACAATGTGGGAATAGTGGCCTTTTTCTTTTTTTCCTTCTGCATGAAACACACGCACGATATCTGCTTCTTTTGTCTGCGATATTGCGGACAGCAACTTGGCGCACGAAGAAGCCTTTTCTTCATAACTAAAACCGCTACCTCTCACCATTGCATTGTTATATTCAACCAAAGCTTCCGTAAAAATTCCAATATCAGGAAGCGACCGTTTATTGAAAAAGCCGAACAACCCCATAGAACAAAACCTCCAATGCCCGCCGCCCGGCGGGATTATTTTTTTATGCCAGGGAAATAGACGATTTTGCATTTTCTTGAAGCGTGGACTGATACTCGAAATCCAAACTATTCAAAATACGAGCCTGGGCCATGGTATCTAAAGCATGGAATTTTAGAAGAAGTTCAGAGTCTTCAATAGATAGTTGCGAGGGAGCAATATTTTCAAATCGAGAAGGAACGCCTAAGAGATGGTCGGTAGAAACATGAAACAAATCAGCTATACGGCATAACGTGTCAAAATTTGGTTCTCGGCGACCGCTTTCCCATAATCCAACAGCGGATTGGGAAACGCCAAGAATATCAGCAAGTTTGTACTGCGATAGGCCATTGTTTTCACGAAGCTTCTTCAATTCAATCCTAAACATAGAAAGCCCCACCTTCGTGTCGTTTTATTTATATAATAATTGCAGAAAGTAATAAAATCAATACATAGGAAAAAAATATTACATAACGTATTGACAATTTCACTTAGTCGTTGTATTATGATTGCAGTTAGTAATTAAAGGGGATGACAAAGAGAAATGTTCGCAGTTAAGGAATTAAGGGAAAAATCCGGAATGACGCAGGCACAGCTTGCCGAGAAGATGGGAACATCACAGGGAGCTGTCGCGCTTTGGGAAACTGGCGCAAGAATGCCGCGCGCCGACAAGCTGCCGAAACTGGCCGAAGTGTTGGGGTGCAGCGTTGCCGACCTTTTCAACACCGAAAGCGCGTGAGGTTGAAAGTATGCGAACGCTGAACAAAGAACAGGCCGACCCTCTTGTCGCGGCAATCTGTCGCGGCCAGTTGTGGGCCACGCCGGAAGAAACGGCGGCCTGGCTGAAAACCGAAACCGGGCAGCGCATTGCTGCGCTGATAGAACGCGAACGCAAAAACGCGGTTGCATAAAAGCAGAAAGGCGAAACCTTCACACGATGACAGCGGACGAATATATCCAAGCTGCGCCGACACTTGTTTTGTACGACAGTCTTACCAAAACAAGAAGCGTGTTAGAACAATATCAAAATGTGCTTGTGTCCGTGTCCGGCGGTGCAGACAGCGACGACATGGTAGACGTTGTAGAACACCTAAAAACAGAAAGACAGCGCATTACATACGTTTGGTTTGATACCGGCATAGAAATGGCCGCAACAAAGCGACACCTTGCCGATCTGCAAGAAAAATACAAAATCGAAATCAAGCGCGAAAAGGGCTCAATGCCGGTTGCGGGTGCCGTAAAAAGTGTAGGTTACCCGTTCTACTCTAAAAATTTTTCGGAGTCCATTTACAGACTTCAACGCCACGGCTTTGAATGGGAAGACGAGCCGTTCGACGTTTTGCTAAAGAAATACCCGAATTGCCGGGCGGCGCTTCGCTGGTGGTGCAACAATTACAAGGACGGCCCACACAGGCCGCTTCAAACAGAAATAGGATCCGCGCGAGGAATGAAGGAATTCATGGTAAAGAATCCGCCGAATTTCCTAATATCAAAACGGTGCTGCGATGAAGCCAAGAAAAAAGCCGCTTACATGGCCGGACGAAAGTATTCGGCAGACATACAGTTTACGGGCGTGCGGCGTTCAGAAGGCGGCCCGCGTTCGACAGCGATTAAAAGCTGTATGGCAGACGGTGCGCACGGGAAACGACATTATCCATTGTTTTGGTGGAGAGATAGTGACAAGAAAGCATTTGAGGTTGCCTACGGCATTGTTCACAGTGACGCTTACACGGTTTACGGCTGCACGCGCACAGGCTGCGCAGGGTGCCCGTTCGCAGGGCATTTTGAAAAAGAACTTGAAATGCTTCACAAATACGAACCACACCTCGCAGTTGCCGTCGAGAACATCTTTAAGCCCGCATACGAGTACACGAGAAAATACCGCGAATTCAAAAATTCGCTGTAAGCTGCAAAGGGAGTAAAAAATGAAAAGGCCATATAAAACGCTGCTTATTATCCTGGCTGTGGTAGCCATCGACACACTGTTTTATTTCTGCCTGCTGTGGGTGCTGCGGACTGTGGCCGCCGCCCTCTGCCTGCTGGCCGGGCTGGTGGCAGGCATACAGCTGTAAGTCGCAAGAAGGGAGAGAAAGAAAATGGAAACAATCTGCCTGCACTTTGAACTGCCCGCCCCGGCGGAACCCATGGCCGAGCCGAACCGGACCGCCCGGCGGCTTGCAAGAGAAAACAGGATCCTGCGCCGCACCTGCGCGGCCTGTCTGGCCGTCATGTTTGCCGCGCTGGCGTGGTACGCATGGGACGGCCTGCGAACCCGTAAAACCTACGACCTATTAAAGATCAGCGCCCGGCAGACGGCCCAGGCCGCCGAGCAGCGCGCACAGGACTACCGCGCCGAAGCTGACCGCCTGCAATGCCAGCTTGACGGAGCCAACCAGCGCGCCGACGAATACCAGACCGAAGCCGAAGACTTACAGCGCCAGCTTGACGCGGTAACGGCTGCATACATGGAAGGGACGGAACAATGAGAACCACCGAAAAGGAAGCGCTGCAAGCCGGATTGAGCCGGGAAGCCTTCATTGAGCCGATACCGCTTGACCGCCAGCCGCCCATTAAACGCCGGTATATCTGGAATATGCCGCCGGAAGAATGGCCCGCGG